GTATGCCTATGCAGCTAATGATGGTGAAGCTGTTTTAGGTATTGGCACAAGACAAAAAGTGTATGTCTTATATAAAGGTACTGTCACAGAAATTACGCCATCAGGCTTTGTAAATGATGCAGCAAATGATCCACTTGGTTATGGTGCGTATCAATGGGGCGTTGAAGATTATGGTGACGCTCGTTCACAATCAGGCTTACCACTTGCATCTGGACACTTTTCTTTCGATAACTGGGGCGAAGATTTAATATTTTGTTTTTCTGGTGATGGCAAAATTTACAAATGGCGACCTAATACAGGCGGTACAGCAGATACTATAGGAACAGTTGTTACAGGCGCACCTACTGGCTGTCAAGCAATTTTAGTTACCAACGAAAGACACTTAGTTGCTATAGGATCAGGCGGAGATCCTAGAAAAGTAGCATGGTCTGACAGAGAAGATCGTAATACTTGGACATCAAGCCCTACAAACACAGCTGGTGATTTACAAATACCTACAGGCGGCAGAGCCTTACTAGGTGTCAAATATCAAAATGATGTAATTATTTTTAGTGATACGGGTATAAACAGAATGTATTACACAGGATCACCATTTGTTTATGGTATTGCAACAGCAGGTTCAAACTGTAAAGCTGTTAGCAGAAGATCAGTTGTTGCTACAGGTAACTTTTTATCTTGGATGGGCGAAAATTCATTCTTTGTCTATGACGGAACAGTCAGAGAAATCCAATGTGATGTGCATGATTTTGTGTATGACAATTTAAATGTGCAAGGCAGAAAGGCTT